ACCTGGAACATTGATTCCCTCACTAAGAATAGAATAGTGAAATACAATGAACTTACGAGTCTTATCCTTACCCCATGTGTCTAGAGTATTAAAGAACTTTTCACGAGTGACTTTAGTTTTGTTGACGTATGCACCATGCTTAGATGTAATATGCATAACATCATAACCACGCTGCTGAATCTCATCAAGTACATAAGACTCGCTTAGCATTCTCCATAGAACCTTAGTATTAGGAGCGGCGACTAGTACCTTTTGACCATGTTCTTCATCAAGTTTGTCAATGATGTCAAGAACATTGTCAGCATCTACCCAAGGAGCATTCTCTTTAGTACGAACTACATCGCAACTATGAGTGACTACTTTAGGTGGCACGATACTACCATTTGCAAGTAGTTCAGGAGCGGGAGTTGATTCAAGAACACCACCATAAACATCTGTGTTGTTCATACCTCTAGCACCTTTTGAACGGTCATGCTTAGGAGTAGCAGTTACAAAGAATCTGCGATATGTTCGGGGAATGATACCCTTGACCGCTTGAAAGAAATGTCTGCCAGTAGAGTTATGTGCTTCATCAAAGTAGATAGTATCTACCTTAATACCACTCTCAACAATTCTCTGAAGTGAGTGATATGTTGTGAAGATCATTACATTACTACCACCACCATTTTGATATACACAAAAAGATCTGATATCAAATGGTTTTGTAGATGAGAATTCAACAGTCTCACCACTGTGAACATGCATAACCTTTGCGTCAGTTACGAATTCTGAGAATTCAGCATGCAATTGATTAGCAAGTAGAATACGAGGAGCAACAACCACAAAAACAGATGGTTGCTCAACTTGTCTGACCCTACGAAGTAGATCAGCAATCATAATGTATGTCTTACCACCACCAGTGGGGCAATAGATTTGTCCTGCTAGTGCTGATTCCATTTTGTCATAAGCACGTTGCTGATGTGGACGTAGTTGCATGTGTTTCCTTGACTATGAACATAGTATAGCACAAAAAAAGACCCTGTGTAGGGTCTTGTGCCACTTAGTCAGTTGTCACATGAATTGTTCTAATCCTATTCTTTTGATTTGCATCGCTGAATAGGGTGAAGTTTTTTCTACTGGTACGATAGCACCTACTTTTTTTGAATTGATTGGTGCATGATACTGTTTTGTTTTAGTGTTGTAGAATCCCCAGATAGAACGAGCGGGATAGTTATCATTATAAAGGAACCCACGAATAGATACAATCCAAATTGCAAGAACATTACTTTTCTGGCGAACTGTCTCGTATCGGTATCCATCAGGGGGTTCATGTGGTTGTAGTTGTTCACAAGTTGCGGTAAGCATCACGAATTCCAAGAATTTCAGTTATCTCGTCAATCTGACGAAACTTTTCATTATATTCTCTCTCGGAGATTTTCTTGTCAGCATAAAACGAACGTTGTAGATCACATATTAACGAGATCATCGCTTGTCTTAGAAGTTGTTTCTGGTTACGATCAAACATTGCTGAACGGATTACTGTCATCGGCGGAGTGTGGGTAAGTATTCTAGGATCTCATCGCGGATCTCCATGAGTTCATCATAGCACCCTTGATTATAAGCACAACCCCTTAGTTTAGAATCCGCCTTATATACAGATTCTATAAAGAGATCTAATCCTCTATTATACTTAGTGTCTTTGTCCTCTCCATTCATGCGTTTTCTCAATTGTTATAGTATCTATAATGATATGCTAATAATTACCATCATAGTTAATTTCTACACCTTCAGTTAGATCATCATATTCAATGTCATCCATATCAACTAATTCAAGATCATCTAGATCATCAAATAGATCATTACTATCCAACTGATTAAGAATGTCTCTCGGTAGATATGTCATGAGTAATCTTTATAGTGTGGTTGTCCTTTCTTGTCTCGTTTATAGTCTCGGTATGTTTCTTCAAAATGTGTATCAGGTTGTCGTTTTTGTCCTCCTCGTTGTCGTTTTTCTCGCAGTGACTTTCCATAGGAATTGTAATCGTCACCACCTCGGCGGTAAGTTCGTCCCATTGTGCCTAGTCTATATTTGAGTGAAAGGTTGCTTTATTTATTCAGTCAGTTGTAGATGTAAATTTAACGAATTGTGCTGCCTCTTCCAATGTTTCAGGAGCATTGCGATCAGAGAACGGAGTCTCTTCATTAACTACGATTTCTAGTTCATCAAAGAAGAATCCAGTACCACGCAAGAAGTCTGCAGTTTTATCTACAGTATCCTTGAGGAATACAGAATCAAATTCTTTACGAGTGATAGTGCCGTCATCGTCAACGGCGGTTAGAGTAAATTGCATGTCAAACTTGAAGACCCCTCTAGTATAGAACTAAAGGGGTCTTCTGTCAAGGTATATATGTGCCAGTTTTATGCGTGACCGTAACTACTGTACTGATTGGTTCCTATGATTGTCCACTCTGAACCGTTGTCCATGCCTACCGTCACACCACTATTGATAGTAATGGGACCTATACTAAATGCGTTAGCGAATTCAACACCACCGTTAGATGTCTGACCAATATTTACACTTGATTCAATAAAATTCTGTGAAGTTCTAATGACACTATTCTCACCAATACTGGGTCCTCCACCACCTACGGATGTCCAACCTGCGTTTCCCTGCGAAGCATCAGCGACGTATATTTGTGCTGCGTCTTCTTCATTGTTGAATACAATCGTACCGAATGCAGGAGACGGAATTGCTGAGTTAATTGCTGACTGTGATGCATACTGTGGTAATTTTAAGTAAGCACCATTGCCACTCAACTGAAGTACCTTAATCAATGCTTCAGTTGTAGTATCAATGTTATTACCATTGATCTTAGTTAGTGCCATATATCCTCCTTGATACTACTATTTAGATAGGTAGTTCTCTAATCTCAACAAAATCATCAGATGTAGGAGCGTCGCCAGATGCAAACACCACGTTAGTACCGTTTGTATCTACAGTATAGTTAACATCAGGATGTTGTAATACACCATTGATAGTAACAATCACCGACTTAGACGTATGTACAACACCAGCATAAGATGTAATCTGATAGTTCAGGGTAGAACCATCACCCTGAGTACGTCTAGTAATATATTTATCAGGAGCAACACCACCACGACCATCAACACGAAGGTCACCAGTAATACGTTGCGATCCCTCCACTTCTAATCTATATGTGGACGATGGAGCTCTACCTAAACCAATGTGTTGAGGATAGGATCCATCATACTCACCGAACTGGAATACATCGGTGTTAGTTAGTCCAAATTTATACCATACAGATTCATAATACATCCAACCTAAGTTTTTACCAGGTTCCCAGTCAATATTATATACAATGTCACCATCACTAGGAGCATTGTAGTTCAATACTGCACTTAAATCAGGTGTACCTTGACCAACTGGGGGAGTACCAGTCTTCAATTCAGGTGCTAAGAGAGTAGATTTAAGAACCGTACCATCTTGGTTATTATATGTTAACTTCTTAGCAAGAATATCTTTCTGAGAAGTAATAGTGCCTTGGAATGTAGCAGGACCTGAGAAGATAGATTCTAAGTTGTTACTTGCACCACCGATAACAGTTAGTTTGTCAGTAATAACAACTTCAGAGAATGTTTCAATGGTAGTATTCTCTTCACCCAATACATTCAACTGTGCAATATCTTCAGATGTGATCTGACCAGTAACAGGGTTGATAACTTGGTTACCAATAAATAGGTCACCATTAGAGTTAAGTCCTGAGTAGAATGCAACACCCGCTTCCTCTTTCAGAGACTGTGATAATCTAATCTGTTCATCAGATAGAGTTTCAACCTGTGTCTGTGGGAATGCAGTTGAATAGTTACCTGGTCCGAAACCAGTGTATTCAAATGTGTGGTTACCAGATCTAAGAATAGAGTGTCGTCTTAATTCTACGTTAATGGGAACCAGTGCATCATTGTTTGCACTATCCTGTAGAATAGGAATCTTTCTAGTTTCTTCATCACCTAATCTAGCAGTCAATTCAATACCAGATAGAGTATTGTTAATACTATTCCAACCTGGTGAGGATCCAGCGACCCATCCAGTATCATTTAATAAGAATAGAGTTGCTTCCTTAGTAATACTTCTTTGATCATCCCTTGCAGGTACAGGAGATGCACCATCAGTACCATATACTAAACCAATTGTTTCATTGTCAGCAACAGATACAGATGCTTCGGGATCTGCGTTTGGATTGTCTCTGTCAAATGCAGGATAAACTTCATTAACATTCTGAGAGAATGCCATGTCGTCAAAGTTTGATGTTGTTGGTGAGATACTACCACACAATAATGTGAGATAGAATATACCATCACTTATACCACGCTCAAACTTCTGAACTTCTTGAATGTCGTAGATATAATAACACTTAGATAACTTATAGTCTGTGTTATCAGTATTGTTCGGTTGTAATACGAAACCTGCAATAGGTGATCTAGGTAGAGGTGGGTTCTGATCTTTAGGAATGACATAACGAACACGATAAGTTCTGTCAGTCAGGTTTCTAGCATCAGGTACACGCTTAATGAACGTTGTAGGAGTAAAGTTCAGGTTAGCATATGTGCCTGGTGGGTTACCAGAACTACTATTATTAACTAGAGTTTGATAGATTTGATTGTCAGTAGCATTAACGGATATATACCAACCACCGACTGTGTTAGCAACACCACCGATTGTATATGTACTACTATCAAATTGAATAGGAGATCCATCACCACCTGCACTTGTACCAGATACATTAGGTCCAAATGGATTGATCTCTGCAGTTTTAATCTCAGGTGCAGAACCTGGTGAAGGAATAAGTAAACAATTAATCTTGTCAGGTACTGCACTAGCACCTAAACCATCCTGTCTAGCACCAATCACATAACCCTGAACTTTGTTCGGTGGCGGTGCTGTCTCGTTAGTATATCCATAGAGATATAATCTAGATCCAAGTACACCACCCTGACCAGCAAGTGCAGGGTTAATTGTAAGTGTTCTCTTAATATCAATGTTAGTCCAGTTGACTGAGATCTCATCAACATCAGCAAGTGACTTAGGTGGAATAATATGTGTAAGTGTGCCTGCTTTATCTTTAGTAAATGCTGCTCTCTTGAATCCTTTTGATCTCAATGCAGTATTACCAAAGTTACTATTACT